GTTGTTGTTCAATTCATCAAAGGGTCACATCAATGATGAAAGTGTTGGTAATTTTGCAAAAGCTTGTGCTTTCTATATTGTAAACAAATGCTCCTTCTCTGGTCTTACTGAGTCATCATCTTTCTCTAAGATGGCATCAGAAAATAATTTTACTGAAAGAGGTATTGATAGACTTCCAGGTTTTCAAAAGATTATTGCTAACTGGAATATTACAAACTTATCTTATAAGGAACTATTAGATGAATCTTCAGAAAGAAGATCATTTATTTACTTAGACCCACCTTATGCTATCAAGGATAGTTTGTATGGTAAGAAAGGAAGTATGCATAAAGGGTTTAATCATGATGTATTCGCACGTGATTGTTCTGACTGTAGTATTAATATGCTTGTCTCATACAACTCTGATCAGTTGGTGAAGAATAGATTTGAGGAATGGGATACTGCTGAATTTGAACATACTTACACATTAAGATCTGTAGGTAAATATATGCGTGAACAGAAAGAAAGAAAAGAACTTTTGCTGTTGAATTATAAAAAATCTTTAGAGGTTATGATATAATGAATTTTTTTAAAAGACTTGATTCATATGAAGATTATCTTAAGAAAAATCCTATTCATGAATTATTAGGTATTGATTTAAATGAATATGGTGAGGTTCAAAGGAAGTTAGAACACTCAACTTTTCGCTCTGTTGATCCTAATTTGAAGGTAGCATTTGCTCCAGAACTTGATGATTTGGTTAGATTGCACTACTTAATCACCTCTAGAAATGTAACAACTATCCTTGAGTTTGGAGTGGGTAAGAGTTCAATTATATTTGATCATGCACTGAATTTGAACAAGGAGAGATGTTCTGCTTTTGTTGAAAACAATTTGAGGAGAAGTAATCCATTCCAATGTTTTTCTGTAGATAATAACAAAGAATGGATTGAAGTTTGTAAAAATACTGCAAAGACAAGTCATATCAATTATCACTATTCTCCATGTTCTGTCTCCACTTTTAATGGTAGAGTTTGCACATTCTTTGAAGACCTACCCAATGTTTGTCCTGATCTAATTTACCTAGATGGACCAGACCAATTCTCACCAACTGGTGATGTGAGAGGAGTCACTACAAATCATCCTGACAGACTTCCTATGTCTGCTGATATTCTTGCAATAGAGCATTTCTTACTTCCTGGCACTCTTATTGTTGTTGATGGTAGAACTGCTAATGCTAGATTCCTTAAGTCTAACCTGCAAAGAAATTGGTCTCACTATCATGAAGAAGTGTATGATCAGCATTATTTTGAACTGACAGAAACACCACTTGGAGTTTATAATAAGAAACAAATTGATTATTGTCTGGGTGATGATTATTATGAAAGAATTAAGTAAAGATTCATGGAACTGAAAGACTGGCTCAACTCAATTAACTTCTCAAAGGAAGACTTATCTGAGCATATTAAAGACTATCCACCATACATCATCAATAGATGTCTGTCAGGTCATCTTGACTGTGTGTTGTTTGCTAATGAAATGAATAGGTATCATTTCTTAGATAAAGACATGCAATATAATTTTTACATAAATATTCTGAGAAAGAGGAAGAGATTTTCTCCTTGGGTCCGCAAAGAAAAGGTATCAGATCTAGAGTTTGTTAAAAGTTATTATGGTTATAATAATGAGAAAGCATCTCAAGCACTGAAAATCTTGTCAAACGAGCAATTGGACTACATTAAACAAAAACTTGATACTGGTGGTAAAAGATGACTCAAACAACTGAACCTCAGGTTAGTTGGTCTCAAGATAAAATGGTTGAGATTCTATTAAATGAACCTGATGATTTCCTCAAAGTAAGAGAAACTTTAACAAGAATTGGTGTTGCTTCTCGCAAAGAAAAGAAACTTTACCAATCTTGCCATATTTTGCATAAGCAAGGTAAATACTTTATAGTACATTTTAAGGAGTTATTTGCTCTTGATGGCAAATACGCTAACATTACTATTAACGACGTTCAGCGTAGGAATCGTATTACTCGCCTGCTTGCTGATTGGGGTCTCATCACAGTTGTAAAAGAAGATTCAATCATGGACATTGCTCCATTGAATCAAATCAAAGTTTTGCCTTATAGAGACAAGAATGACTGGTCTCTAGAGCAGAAGTATAATATTGGTAAAAAAAGCAAACCACAAGAAGAAGATAATAAATAACACTGAGACTCTTTTCGTGCGGTCTCTACGAAAGTCGGAACACCCTATAAAGTGGTTGGGTTTTTACCCTTCCACTTTTTTTGCTTTCTGTTATAATTAGTATTGGATGCCTTAGGGGTCCACAAAACACAAACTCGCTTTAAAGGAGCTACAATCATGGGTAACCTTAACACCTACAAGTATGGTGCGTCTGATCTTCCTGCACTCATGGAACGTATAAATAAACATAGTATTGGTATGGAACAATACTTTGATAAACTGTTTACTCTTCAAGAAACACAATCAAATTATCCTCCATACAACTTAATTCAAGTCAGTAGCACAGAGTCGCTCCTTGAGTTAGCACTAGCAGGATTTAAAAAAGAAGATGTCAAAGTCTACACACAAGACGGAAAACTCTTTGTCGAAGGAAATCAACAAGAAGACAAAGAGTCAAGCCAAAACTACGTCCATAGAGGACTGGCTCAACGATCTTTCACCAGAACTTGGAGCCTCTCAGATGAAACGGAAGTTAGATCAGTTGAATTTGAGAATGGGTTGTTAACTATTGTTCTTGGTAGAATTATACCAGATCATCATCAAAAGAAAGTTTGGTTTTAAATTATAAATAGAACTGAATATCGTCGCTGCTGGGAGACCTCTGGCAAAATCCAGAGGATCTCCCCATTTTTTTAGGAGTTATTATGGAAAATTTAAAAGTATTGATCATTGATGGACTCACCATCCTTGCACAAATTGATGAAGTTTCAGGTGAACTAGGATCTCCTGATTGTAAACTAACTGAACCCATGGTCTTAGGTGAGCAGGATACAATGTCACCCTGGTTAGTTGGTGTGACATCACAGAATACCTTTATGGTTCATTCAGATAAGATCTTGACTATTGTGGATCCTAATAGTAAACTGAAAGAGAGGTATGAGAGTCTGGTGAAGGGATGAGGTTTTATACTAACATCCAAATGGTTGGTAACAACTTTTTGGTTCGTGAATATGAGAATGGACAAAGAAGAATCTATAGAGAAGAATATCAACCAACTCTTTATGTCAAGTCAAAGAAAGAATCTAAATGGAAAACACTTGATGGTGATTGTGTAGAACCCATTCAACCAGGAACTATCAGGGATTGTAGAGAATTTTATAAAAAGTATGATGGTGTAGATGGATTTCCAATCTATGGAAATGAAAGATATCTGTACCAATATATTTCAGACAAATATTCAGAGGATGAGATTCAATTTGATATCTCAAAGATTTCTCTGGTAACTATGGACATTGAGGTTCAGGCAGAGAGGGGATTTCCTGATCCTGAATCTTGTTCTGAGGAGATGCTTACTATCTCTATTCAAGATTACACAACTAAAGAAATCACAACCTGGGGAAGAAAACCTTATACCCCTACACAAAAGAATGTGACCTATCACCACTATAGTGATGAGGTTGCAATGCTCAATGCATTCCTCTACTGGTGGACCCAGAACACCCCTGATGTGATTACAGGATGGAATGTAAGGTTGTATGATATTCCTTACCTGTGTGGCAGGATCAGCAGGATTATGGGCGAGAAGAAGATGAAACTTCTATCCCCTTGGGGTCTGGTGACTAGAGATGAAGCATGGATTTCTGGTAGAAAGTTCAATGTATTTGATGTTGCTGGACTTACTACATTAGATTACCTTGAACTTTATAAGAAGTTCACGTACAAAGCACAAGAGTCTTACAGACTAGATTATATTGCTCAAGTGGAACTGGGTCAGAAGAAACTAGATCACAGTGAGTTTGAAACCTTCAAAGATTTTTATAGAGGGAACTGGAAGAAGTTTGTAGACTACAACATTATTGACGTGGAACTTGTTGACCGTTTGGAAGACAAGATGAAACTGATTGAACTTGCCCTGACCATGGCATACACAGCAAAGGTTAACTATGTTGATGTGATGTATCAGGTAAGGATGTGGGATACAATAATTTATAATTATTTAAAGAAGAGGAACATTGTTATTCCTCCTAAAGATAGGACAGACAAGGATTCAAAGTTTGCTGGTGCTTATGTTAAAGAACCGAAACCAGGAAAGTATGATTGGGTGGTTAGTTTTGACCTTAACAGTCTGTATCCTCATCTTATTATGCAATATAATATTTCCCCAGAGACCCTTGTTGATGAAAAACATCCCAGCACAACAGTTGATAGAATACTTAAGGAAGAATTAACTTTTGAAATGTATAAAGACTATGCAGTTTGTGCTAATGGTGCAATGTATAGGAAAGATGTGAAAGGATTTCTTCCTGAGTTGATGGAAAAGATGTATGCAGAGAGGGTCATCTTTAAGAAAAGAATGCTCCAAGCAAAACAAGAGTATGAAAAGACTCCAACTAAAGCACTTGAGAAAGAGATTGCCAGGTGCAACAATATTCAAATGGCTAAGAAGATCTCTCTTAATAGTGCTTATGGCGCTATCGGTAATCAGTATTTTAGGTACTACAAACTTGCCAATGCAGAAGCTATTACACTCTCAGGACAAGTGTCCATCAGATGGATAGAAAATCATGTTAATGATTATCTAAATAATTTATTAAAAACTAAAAAAGTAGATTATGTCATTGCATCTGACACTGACTCAATCTATATTGATTTTGGACCTCTTGTTAATAAATTTTTTAGTAATATTATTGACAATAAGACTAAACTTGTGGAGGTCATTGACAAGATCTGCCAAGATAAACTGGAACCGTTTATTGAGAATTCTTATCAGAAACTTGCGACGTATGTGAATGCATATGATCAAAAGATGCAGATGAAGCGTGAGAATATTGCTGATCGTGGAATTTGGACTGCTAAGAAAAGATACATTCTCAATGTTTGGGATAGTGAAGGTGTTAGGTATGAAGAACCTAAGTTAAAAATCATGGGCATTGAGGCAGTTAAATCATCAACTCCTGCACCTTGTAGGAAGATGATTAAGGATGCTCTCAACCTTATGATGGGTGGCACAGAGGAAGAAGTCATTGAGTTTATTGATGATGCTAGAGCAAAGTTTAAGAAAATGCCACCTGAGGATATTTCTTTTCCCAGAACTGTTAGTGATGTTAACAAGCATAAAAGTCATTCAACCATATATGCAAAAGGAACACCTATTCATGTGAGGGGTGCATTACTATATAATTATTATGTGAAAGAAAACAAACTAGACAATAAGTATTCTCTTATTAATAATGGAGAAAAGATTAAGTTTGTTTATCTAAAAAAAGCAAATCCAATCAGAGAGAATGTAATTTCTTTTATTTCTGACTTTCCTTTAGAGCTTGGTATTGACAAGTACATTGACTATGACTTACAATTTCAGAAAGCATTTCTTGATCCTGTAAAGGTCATTCTTGATGCTATTGGTTGGAATGTAGAAAAAACTGTAAACCTTGAATTATTTTTTGGATAATGGATCTTCCTATTAATGATGAAGAACTCGCTATGATTGTTAATTCTATTAATCCTGATAGTGAACTTTTTGAAAAATTGAATATAATTATGGAGATTCGTCAGGATAATCCTGGTGGACCATACAAAAAGATTGCTCGTGAAAAATTTGGATTTGTTATTTAATGGATTTTTTAAAAGATATTGTAAAAGAGATTGGAGATGACTACACCAAACTCGCAAAAGATATTGATGACACTGAGTCATATGTGGACACAGGTTCGTACATCTTTAACGGACTTTGTTCAGGTAGTATATTTGGTGGCGTATCTGGGAATAAGATTACTGCCATTGCTGGGGAGTCTAGCACTGGAAAAACTTTCTTTAGCCTCGCTGTCGTTCAAAATTTCCTTAATGCTAACCCTGATGGGTATTGCCTCTATTTTGATACTGAGGCAGCAGTTAATAGACCTCTTTTGGAAAGTAGAGGAATACCTCTTGATCGTTTAGTGGTGGTTAATGTTGTAACCATTGAAGAGTTTAGAACCAAGGCACTGAAGGCAGTAGATCTTTACATGAAAGCACCTGAAGAAGATCGTAAACCTTGTATGTTTGTTCTAGATTCTCTTGGGATGCTCTCTACAGAGAAAGAAATTCGTGATGCTCTAGATGATAAACAAGTCAGAGACATGACTAAATCTCAACTTGTCAAGGGAGCATTTCGTATGCTCACACTCAAACTTGGTCAAGCAAACATTCCTATGATTGTTACCAATCACACCTATGATGTTATCGGTTCTTATGTCCCTACAAAAGAAATGGGAGGAGGCAGTGGCCTCAAGTATGCAGCGTCTACAATCATCTATCTCAGCAAGAAGAAAGAAAAAGATGGAACAGAAGTGGTCGGAAATCTTGTCAAGGCTAAGACTCACAAGTCGCGTTTAAGTAAGGAGAATAAAGATGTTACCATACGTCTCTATTACGATGAGCGTGGTCTTGATAGATATTATGGTCTTCTTGAGTTGGGTGAACTGGGAGGTCTCTGGAAAAATGTTGCAGGTCGTTATGAGATAGATGGTAAGAAAGTCTATGCCAAGGCAATCTACAAAGACCCAGAAGCATACTTCACACCAGAAGTGATGGAGAAACTTGATGCAATTGCAAAGGAGGAGTTTTCTTACGGTCTATGAATATATTAGATTACTGTCTTAAAATTGATAATGTAGTTCCAGATGAAATTTGTGATGAATATATTAGATTATTTGAAGAAAGTGATAACAAACAAAGATTAGATAGAGGAGGATATCCTAACTGGACTAATCTTTTTATTGGCACTTATCATAAGGTAGCAGAGAAAAAAATCATTAGTCTATCTCAAACCATTGTATTAAAATATCAAGAGTATTTGGGTGAGTATGGTAAACATTTTAATACAAACAACTTCATATTTGAAGGAGCTAATATTAAAAGATACATTGGAGGATCTACAGATAAGTATGATACACATGCTGATGTAGCAAGTCATGAAACATCTCTTAGATATCTTGCTTTACTATATTATTTGAATGATGATTTTGAAGGTGGTGAGACTGTATTCTATCCTGATGTAAGTATTAAACCAAAGAAGGGTTCTGTTCTTTTGTTCCCCCCTTATTGGATGTTTCCACACAGAGGTAATCCAGTGATAAAGGGTAAAAAGTATATTATGTCAACTTATTGTTTGTGGTCACCTGATGAACAAAATTGAATTCTTGGTTCTTAGAAACCTTTTACATAATGAAGAGTATCTTAGGAAAGTAATTCCTTTTATTAAATCAGATTATTTCCAAGACCATAATCAAAAGATTGTCTTTGAGGAGATTGTATCTTTTGTTTCTGAGTATAATGAAGTTCCCTCTAAAGAAGTCTTAAGTATTGAGATTGAAAAAAGGAAAGATATTAATGATACTTCTTATACTGAGATATCTAAAGTTATCAGTTATCTTGATGCTGAACCAGCAGAGAAGGAGTGGTTAGAAGACACAACTGAGAAGTGGTGTAAAGAACGTGCTATTTACTTGGCACTTATGGAATCAATTGCAATTGCTGATGGGCAAGATGAAAAGAAGCAACCTGATGCTATACCTTCTATTCTTTCTGAAGCTCTTGCTGTTAGTTTTGATAATCATGTAGGGCATGATTACCTACAGGACTACGCAGAAAGGTTTGAACTATATAACAGAAAAGAAGAAAGGACTACATTTGACCTTGAATTTCTCAACAAAATTACAAAGGGTGGCCTTCCAAACAAAACACTCAATATTGCTCTTGCTGGCACTGGTGTTGGTAAGTCTTTGTTTATGTGTCATGTCGCAAGCAGTGTGTTACTCCAAGGCAAGAATGTATTATACATCACGCTTGAAATGTCTGAAGAAAGAATTGCAGAAAGAATTGATGCTAATCTTTTGAATGTTAACATTCAGGATATTGCTGATCTTCCAAAACAAATGTTTGAAAATAAGGTAACAAATCTTGCAGAAAAAACTCAAGGCACTCTTATAATTAAAGAATATCCAACTGCAAGTGCCCATAGTGGTCACTTTGCATCTCTTCTCAATGAACTTGCACTTAAGAAATCATTTAGACCTGATATTATTTTCATTGATTACCTTAATATATGTGCTTCCTCTAGGTATCGCGCAGGCAGTAATGTCAATTCATATACTGTTGTCAAGGCAATTGCTGAAGAACTTAGAGGATTGGCATGTGAGGCAAATGTCCCCATCATCTCTGCTACTCAAACCACTCGTTCTGGTTTTGGGAGCTCTGATGTTGAACTTACTGATACTTCTGAATCCTTTGGCCTCCCTGCTACTGCTGATCTTATGTTTGCCCTTATTAGCACTGAAGAGTTGGAGGGGTTAGGGCAGATTATGGTGAAGCAATTGAAGAACAGATATAATGATATCAACATGTTTAAGAGATTTGTTATTGGTGTTGATAGAGCAAAAATGAGACTGTATGATTGTGAGCAGTCTGCTCAAGAAGACATCCTTGACAATGGTAAGAATCAGGAGTATGATCCAGAAGAGAAACCTAAAAAAACATTTGAGGGATTTAAGTTTTGAATAACTATGTTGATTTTGTGAAGCAGACTACTAGTGATGCTAGTCTTGATTATGCAATCATGGCAACTAGAATTGCTGAACTTGAAGCAGGTGGAACTAATACTTCTCAATTATTGACTGCTGCTCTTGGACTATCTGCAGAAGCAGGTGAGTTTACAGAAGTGGTTAAAAAGATTGTCTTTCAAGGCAAACCTTATAATGAAGATAATGTATTTCACATGAAACGTGAGTTGGGAGACATTTGTTGGTATCTTGCTCAAGCATTTATGGCATTGGACACAAACTTTGATGAAATTCTTGATATGAATATTGAGAAACTGAGTGCAAGATATCCTGATGGTACATTTAATGCGTACTATTCTGAGAATCGTGTAGAAGGAGATGTATGATCAATCTTGAACTTGATATTCAAACTGCTGTAGCTCTTAGAGGTACACTATTTCGTGAGCAAAAAGAATATACCTTAGATATATCTTGTTGTCCTACAAGAATTATTGATATTCGTAATCTTATTATGTACATTGATACTAAAATTGAAGAACAACTTAATAAGTTAGAACAAGAAAAATTAAAACAAGAAGATGACACACTTGGTTATGAAACTGGAGGCAAATGATGCAAGAGTATGATCCACTTACACCCTCAGAGGTGAATGATGCAGCAAAAGAGTTCTTTCCACTCTTTGATATTGTCAATCGCAATATGCCAGAGAATTGTACTGTAGAAGATACAATCAAGATTATGGAGACTATTTGTAGTATGGCACAAAAACGTCGTAAGTTTGACACACCAGGTGTTGGTCCATTTGGATTTAACAAAAAACCTGAAGATATTCCAGAAACTGATACTACAACAAATATTTTTGAATATGGAACCTAAACCTACTGAATATCCTTCAGCATAAATAAAAAGAGATATGTAGTAAATGTAGAGATGTCCTCATCAATGCGTAACTTTATGGATGCATATACTGCAGTCCATAGTCAAGAAGCAAAAGAAGAATTAAATTCACAAAGAGATCTGATCAGTGAAATGAACACTGCAAGACTCAAAGATGATGATCTTCGTAACATTGCTGAAGAAGTTCTTGAAGTAGTTCTTGAAGAAGTATCTGTATCTGAAGCAGAGGACATTATCTCTAACTTAGTTCCTGAATCTTCTATTGTAGGAAGACAAGAAAAATTACAAAGAATTCTTGAAGCATTTGGTGAGACATTTAGTAGAATCAAATTAAAGAATAAAGATCAAGCTCTTGAAGAGTTTGTAAAGTATAGACAGCAAAAGAGACTTTCAGAAACTTGGTCCACAAGACATAACCAAGACAAGAGAGTTCAAAGATTACATAGCACAGTAGTTGCTGAAGACTCTGCTATAATTAAGAATGGTCTTCTCAAGATGTTCAATGAGAAGAAAAGTGATCCTTGCTGGGATTCCCACAAACAAGTTGGGATGAAGAAGAAAGGTGGTAAGATGGTTCCCAACTGTGTTCCCAAGAATGAAGAGTTTGCTGCTGAGGGCATTCGTGACATGGACCCTGAGAAGGGAACTAAGGAAAGAAAGGCCAAGCTTGAGAAAAAGCGTGGTATGAAGATGGATGATCATCCTCAATATAAGAAAGAGGAAGTTGGGCAGGTTGATGAGAACCGTGCTGCTGCTCGTGCTGCTGGTGGATATAAGGATGACTCTAAGAAGCAACCTGATCCTTCAAAAGCAGGTTTTACTGGCATTGGCAATATGAGCATTGATCAGATTAGAAAGATGTCTGCTCGTATGGATAAGGAAAAGACTAAGAAAGAAGAGTATGTTGCAGAGAAGAAAGGATCTAAACCTGACTACCTTGACTTTGATGGTGATGGTAACAAAGAAGAGTCCATGAAGAAGGCTCTTAATGATAAGAAAAAGAAAGGTATGAAAGAGGAATTAGAAACCTCTGGTAAGTTCTCTGAAACTGAAATCTTAAAAATTATTGCATCACTTTGAGTAGTGGTCCATGCCTAATAACAATATAAAGAACTCAGAAAAACCTAGTAAAAAAATGGGTGCCACTGCTATCCAGGAACAATGTTCCTTGGTAGCAGTTTATTACGCAGTAGCAGAGGGTGCTAGTCTTAACGTTCCAGGTAAAAGTTTAGCATCTAATAAGGCACAGGTTGCATTAGATGCTAAACTAAAAGAAGTTCATAAAAAACCAATTCCAAAAGATTGGTATAATACATTTATTGAAACAGCAAAAGTTGTATGTGGATATATTGGGCACAGTATAGGATCTAAAAATAATAGTTACAAATATGGATGGTATGACGGAATTCCTAATGGTATTCCAAGAGCTAAGGTCTCTACAGTAATTCCTGATATATGGGATAAATTTGGAAATGATGTTTGGAAGTTGTTTGGTGGTTACGGTCAAAAAGATTCTTGGAACACAGCAGATATTTTTATTGTTAAGAATGGTCAGGATGAAAAAATGTTTAATAGTATTGAAGTATTGAAAAAAAATTTTGAGGGTTTAGATCCTGCTGTATTGGTAGGAACTATTAATACTTTGATGAGCCAGTATTTTAAATCTAAAGCAGTATTGCCTATTTCATTGAAGGCAAAGACCTCTGGTGTTTCTATGAGATACAAACAGACTAATGTTCATGATTGGGATCAAAGTGGATCTATTAATATAAAATCAGCTGATTTTATACAAGGAGCATATGATGTAGGACCAGCAATGTTCTTTGATGTAACCACACGAAAAAATCAATTAGGTTTTGGTGATAAACAACAAAATTCAGGCAATTCTCTTCAATATGCTGCAGAATTTAGAGTTGGTGATTATAAAGCAAAGTATATGGTAGAGGTAAGAGCAGCAGGTGATAATATAAAAGCAGAACCAAAGGAGATAGTATTTACAGATAAAGGAACTGAAAGACGTTCTAACGCACAATTAGGTACTATCCCTATTTCTTTATTTACTAATATAATAAATGAATTTGTAGATCTTGATGCAAATGTGCCAAAAAAGAGCACCAGTTTAAATACTCAACCTTATATTGATTTTTGGACCAGAGAGTTAGATAAAGTTTTAAGGTCAAAAGCAATACCATATTCTATTGGTAAACTTTCTGTTGAGGGTGGTGAAGTTTATGGAACAAGTAACACAAAAGCTTTCATCACAAAACTATTTGAAATGGATGAGTTGGCTATCACAGATCCTAATAAATTAAAAGCACAATTTAATGTTCAATCTGTAAAAGAGTATGGTCCATTATTGAGAATGAAGTTAAAACAATTAAAGATAATAAGAGCATTTCAGATAGCAAAGTCTAGAAAAAAAATGAATAAATTATTAATTGAATTTTTCTACAGAGCAGCAAAAATGAATGTAGATGATGGAGATCTGTGTGGTCCCTTCTTAAAAATTTCTTGACAGAACTCCTTTGATGTGCTATAGTATTCCCATATAAGCGCATGACTATGATTGATCTCAGAACTGGCAACTGTATCAACCTTGCCCTTGAACTTGAAGATGAGTCTATTGACTGCACTGTAACATCTCCCCCATACAACAAGTGTGGTGTGGGTGGTGGATTGTTTCGTAAGATTGAATATGCTGCATTTGATGACACTCTACCTGAAGATGAGTATCAGGAGCAGCAGATTGAGCTGTTAGATATTCTCTTTGATAAGACTAGGGCAGGTGGATCTTTGTTTTATAATCACAAAGTCAGGTATGATAAAGGTGGTGCCTCTTCACCCTGGCAATGGTTGACTAAGACTAAGTGGAACATCAGAGAAGAGATTATCTGGAATCGTGGTAGTGGACCTGAGATTTCTGGATACAGATTTATTCAAACTGATGAGAGAATCTTTTGGTTATGTAAAGGTTCTAAACATCCCAGACTTCCAAGGCGTTCTGCTAATTGGACTAGTGTCTGGAAGTTTGGTCCTGAGATGAAGAATCCTCATCCTGCTCCATATCCTATCCAACTCCCTGCAAGGTGTCTTCAAGCAGTCATGGAAAAACCAGGTGTGGTACTAGATCCTTACAGTGGTTCTGGTACTACTGGTCTGGTTGCAAGTCTTCTTGGTCATGATTATATTGGATTTGATCTGTCTGAAGAGTATCATCAAATGGCATTGAAGAGGTTTCGTGAACCATCTAAGAATGACTTGAAGAAGTTTCAAGATGAGACTGGTGTTGCTGCTACCAGTGACTCTGATGTATTCAGTCTGGCAGACTCATAAATATTGTATGAGGAAAAATCATACCTAATGAAATTATTCTTAAATTTCCTGACAGAAGCTAGGGTATCACAGGCATCAGAGACTGCTGCACGTCAACAGTTAACTGGTGATGGTCATGGTAATTGGTATGATAAGGATGGTAACAGAGTTGCTGTTACTAAAAAAGGGAGACTTGAAATGCTCTCCAAGAAAGAGAGATCTCAATCACCTGAAGCGGATGAAGAACCAAAACAAAATAAATCACAGCAGCAAGACTTGCAGCAAATGCCAGTGCAGCAAGGAGAATTTGGACAATTTGCAGATGGAAGTCCAAGGAGAATGCCAGTCCCTTCACGTGCAGATGGGACACCTAAAGAAGACCTTGGACCACTTACAGTTACATTTGGAAGATTTAACCCACCAACAATAGGACATAAGAAATTATTAGATGCTGCAAAGAAAGCAGCAGGTAAAGGATCATTAAAAGTTTATCCATCAAGGACTCAAGATAAGAAAAAGAATCCTTTTGATGCTGATGAAAAGGTTGATATGATGAAACAAATGTTCCCTGATCATTCAGAAAGCATTGTAAATGATCCCAATGCTAGAACCATATTTGACGTTTTGAAGCAGGCACATCAAGATGGATATTCAAGTGTTAAAATTGTGGTTGGTGGTGACAGGGTTAAAGAGTTTGGAAAACTCTCAGGAGATTATAATGGTCAACTCTATGATTTTTCTGGTATGGAGACTGTATCTGCTGGAGAAAGAGATCCCGACGCTGAGGGTGTTGAAGGGATGTCAGCATCCAAGATGAGAAAGGCAGCAGCAGAAGATGATTTTAAATCTTTTAGACAAGGCATTCCAAATAATATTGATGATAAGTCTGCTAAATTGATGATGAATAATCTTCGTAAGAAGATGAGTGTTAAAGAAGGATGGAGTCTTTGGGAAATTGCACCTAAATTTGATTGGAAAAATCTTAGAGAAAATTATGTCTCTGGTAGAGTTTTTAAAAAGAATCAATTAATTGAAAACCTTAATCATGGTTTAATTGGTAATATAATTAGAAGAGGAACAAATTATGTTATTGCTGTAACTGAAGATGATATTATGTTCAAGTCCTGGCTAAAAGATATTACAGAGGCAGTTGTAAATTATCCTGGTCCATCTGGTGTTCCAGCAAGTCAAAGAGAAGTTGGAACAAATTCTCATAGAGAATATGTTTCAAGAATGACAGGTGTAAACGATATTAGGAATTTCATAAATAAACATAAGAAAAAGAAGTAAATTACTAGACTTATGGACAATTCACCTGAGGAAATGAAGTCAAGAGTTAGATCTTTGACTAAAGCAATCAGATATAAATCCAAAGAAACTGGTAATCTGATGAAAGCATTCAACGATTATATGGCACAGCACTCTGGTATTAGTGCCACTGAAAGAGCATCTGTCAAGTCATCATTAGGATTGTCTGAGAGTAAGTGGAGAACAAAAAAATCAGACTGGAGAAATGAAATAAGTGAAACTACTGATTTATTTGAGGTAGAGGGTGAAGAAAATAATAAAAAAATCAAAGAGAAGAAGGTAAACAACAAAATTACTATTAACCCTACAATGGGTATGAAGGAAGCCATTGAAGAAATTGGTGGAACCATTATGGAAATGGAAGAGATTGAGGAGATGATGAGTCCTAAGGAACTCCAACTCCAAAAGAGAAAGACTATGATTGATATGCAAGTTGCTAGAGAAAGAAGAAAAGAAATTAGTAAAGCAGGATCTAAAGCACCTACTAAAGAAGTAGGAGAAGGTTATGCTCCTGGTGATGTAGATAAGAAAGTTGGTGCTTTGACTAATATAGACATCCCTAAGAGTGAACAGGATGCTGCTAAAGCACGTCTTCTTGCTAAGACAAAAGCAAAACGTGAAAAGATGAAGACAGGTGACAATATGGGTGAAGATGTTGAGACTGAGGGATATGAACCAATGACTCCTGAACGCAAAATGCGTGTTGATAAGGCAAAGAAAGGTGCATATGATAAAGATCAACGTGCCCAACATCAAGGCGATAACAAAGAAGCAGATAAGCAATTTAAACGTCGTATGGCCATGGACTTCAAAACTAAGATGAGAAAGGAAGAGACAGAAGATAGTCTCAGAGATAGAAGAATGGAGCGTGGTGGTGTTGATGGGAATAATAGATATGACAAACCCATAGGTAAACCAAATACATTTGGTAGGAAAAAACCTGATCCCAAAGCTTCAGAAAGAGCATTCAGTAAGGTCAAAAATGATATCATTAAGAAGTATGGTAAAGGCGCTCTGAAGTGAATCTATCTGAAACATCTACAAATCATGCTAATAATCCTGGACAAAGTAATGGATTTAGTAATGATGCGACATCATCTGGTCCTGTTGCAGGTGTAGATAAAAAATTATTTAAAGGTAGTGAAGATCTTTTATCACAAGACTTTCAAACTGCTGCTGAACCTGGACTTAATAAATGGTCATTAGGTAGTGGCGTCTATCCTGTAATGAAAACTACCTTAAGTAGTAATCTTGGTGATGGACCATCAGTTGATGCTATGGTTGCTGCATCAAAGAGATTTGTTAATACAATGGATGAAGGAAATGTAAGGAGGAGATGGACAATGTTTGCTGAAAAAATTGACTATGCAGACTCAAAACTTATAAAAAGATATGATGATGAGAAGAAACGTCATAAGCAACAAGATGATAGGATGAAATATGGCAAATTTGTTCAAAGAGCAAAGGAAGCAAAAAATAGATTGAAACCTGGAGAAGTTAAAAAATTTGACAAAGAAAAAGGTAAGTGGGTCTCAAATAAAGATTGATGATATATAGAGCAGTTGAACATATGAACATGCTTGCATTTTTACTTCCCCTTGCATCAAAAATTATCACTGATGCTATTAATAAAATTCCAGAGAATGAAGAACTTGGTGAGAAGATGGTTGAGATCTGTCTTGTTATTCTTGCTAAGGCAGTTAAACTAACTAAAACTGATATGGATGATCAACTTCTTGAGGTTGTTACCAAAGCAATTAAATCAAGAGATGAAGAGGGTTGATATTTTTATAAATATTAATTAGCAAATAAATTACTGAGAGAGAGAAACATGGCACTCTGGGGCGACCGCGACAACTTAGATTGTGCTGGCACAGTATCACTTGTTTATAATACAGGAGTTATTACTGGTTCAGGGACCTCCTTTGGAGAGACTGATAATCCAGGTGTTGGTGATGTTATAAGATTTGGAGATCCTACTCCATCTAGTGCAACTAGTTATGAAGGCGATGCTGTTATTGTTAGCGTTGCAAGCAAGACATCATGCACAATTGGAAGTACAATGGGACTTTCTGGATCTGCAATTAGTGGAATTGCATATACAGGTACGCAACTTCCTAAGTATACTGTTCTGGACCACACATATAGTGATAATGAAGCATTCAATAAATCAAATGAAACATTTAGGCATTTAGCATTTGATCTTTCACAAGCAGCGGCAAGCGCTGGATCAAGTATAGTTGCATTCAATCTTGATCAACAAGCTGGTGGATTCTTAGGTGGAATCTTGAAAGTAGGAGATGCATTTAAAGATGGGGCAGTTTCAAGAGGAGTTGTTTCAATTGGAACTGCAACTGTAACTGCTAGTGGTGCAGTTGGTGTAGGAACAACAGTTATTCCTGTTGTTAATGGCATCAATGCACTTGGTGGAGCAGTTTCTCTTAATTCAGGTCAATTTGGATCTGGATTTATTGAGAGTGGGTCTTTTATCAGTGTAGTTTCTGGTAATAGTACCAGTATCACACTTGGTTCAGCAATCAGTGTTGCAATTTCAGCAAATGATAGATTGTTATTTGGTGATACTAGTGTGATGATTGGACTTGGATCAACCATTACTAATTCATTTGGAACACTAGCAGAACAGGAATTCCAAAGATTGGGTGGTGGATTAAATAAAATGGTATTTGGTGTAAGTGAAGCAAGTGCTCAAGTTGGTGAAGATGGCACATATGATGTTGCTCATGCTGGTTGGGTTGGTATTCAAACTTACAGAGATTGTGAAGGAAACTTTAGAGTTAAATCTGAAGTTCTTGTAGCATCCTCTGGTATTAATACTGGCAATGCTCCAATCTATCCCCCTGCATGATTTTTAAATGAGATTTGATGCATTGAATGAGAAGAATTTTCTTCTCTTTGCTATTAAATATTATCAGAACCCCCAAGCAGTTACTCGTGAAGACTTTGATAAAGACTTAAATCATTTTAAGTATATTAAGAGGCTGCTTAAGAGGTATAAAAATAATGGTGAACTGAGATCTCATCTTCTCATTAATCATTTTATTATTCTTTATAATATTTTTGGTGAAGCAGCAACTCCAATGTTGTTTTATAAAATTGAAAAAGAATATTGGGATGTGGTAAAGACATTTATTGTCTTTTTAAATAGACTTCCTGAATATCCTAAAACAGATATTCATGATTTAAATTTAGATGATGGATGTTTAAAAGAACTCAATAGGATAACAGATGGAAAAGCAGAAAATTGATAGAATGATTGATGCATTTCGTAGTGCGATGTATCAAGAATTTGGTGTTAATGAAGAAGGTATGGTAGCAAATCCTCCTGGAGGTTCTGGTGGATTCTCTGGTTCTTCTGCTGCCAAGGGACCTACTGCTGGTTATGATAAACCTATGAAGATTGATGGTAGAAGAAAATATGTTAAAAGATACATCAATGATTTGATGTCTAAAAGAAAAAAAAGAGATGATAAAAAGGCGATGAAGAAAGTGATGAACTTCAATCCCTATTTTGATAATGGAAGAAAATCTAGTTAAATTGGCAGTTTTAGAACAGAAGATTGAGGATTTAAAACCAATTGTCCTTAGGATTGATGCCGCAATTGAAAAATTAAGTGAGGTAAATACTACAGTTAGCAGAATGCTTGCTGTTCATGAAGAACGAATTACTAAACAACAAGAAATTGACACTGTACTCTTTACAAAGATTGACAAACTCCGTGATAAAATGGACGCAGATCATGACAGTGTGCTGCAAAGATTACGTGGATTAGAGAAAAGAGTTTGGATGGCTGTTGGTGGTCTCGCTGTTCTTACCTTCTTGATGAATAATAATGCAATTACAAGTAGAATCTTGACATCAGTTCCAGAACCAACTACAATACAAAGAGGTGCTATTGACGGTTAATGGATTTTATTGATATAAAATATATTAATCTGATATCATCCAGATTCCAGAAATTTAAAAAGGTTAAACCACATCTTTACAATCTTAGATGTCCTATATGTGGTGACTCTCAAAAGAACAAGAATAAGGCACGTGGTTATCTTTATAGGATAAAGAACAACACCAACTACAAGTGCCATAATTGTGGCGTCAATATGTCATTCAATAATTTTCTGAAGCAAATTGATCCTGAGAGTCATAAGCAATATGTATTTGAGAAGTTTAAAGACGGTCATGCTGGAAAGAACTTTCAAACAGAGGAACCTGAGGATATCTTTAAGAAACTTTCAAAGAAACCTGTCTTTAAAAAAACTGTAATTGATTTACCATCTGCTTTTGATGTAGATAAATCTAGAGCATATCTAAATGCAAGGGCAATCTTTGATGGTAAATTTTATTATGCTAAAAACTTCCAAGAGTTTGCCAATTTAATCAAACCAAATTCTTTTCAAAACACTAAATTTGGTGAGGAAAGAATTGTAATTCCTCTTGTTAGCGATGACAAACTTATTGGAGTTCAGGGTAGAGCGCTCTCTACAAACCCTGTTAAATACTTAACCATTATGTTGGAAGAAGATGCCCCCAAAATTTATGGATTGGACAGGATTGACAAAAACTCAAGAGTCTATATTACAGAAGGACCTTTTGACAGCACGTTCCTTTGCAATGCGGTTGCTATGTGTGGAGCTGATCTTGTTCAGCGTGATTGGGGGATTAGCAATTGCTGCTGGATATTTGATAACGAACCCAGGAACAGTGAGATCCTCAGGCGTATTAGGGACACAATTGATAGAGGGGAAGATGTTGTCATCTGGCCATCTAACGTAAGAGAAAAAGATATTAATGATATGGTTCTTGCTGGACATCATGTCCAGGATCTAGTAGAATCAAACACATATAGTGGTCTTCAAGCAAAACTTAAATTTAACAATTGGAAAAAAATATGAGCAACGGCACTAAAGTTCAAAAGAGAGATGGAAGAATTGAACCTCTTGACCTAGATAAGATGCATCTGATGGTTGAAGA